TTCCGTGCCGAAAGAAAATGCTTCCGCGATTAACTCTAGATTAGTGTTTGTGCTAGTACCCCACGTACCTGCTTCATCGCCTGTTGCGATTTCTTTTAATCTGAGATCATTAACATAAGTTGCCATTTACTTTCTCCGACTTTTGGTCTTTGGCTTGGGCTTCTTCATTGAAGCGACATGCTTCTTTAATGTTTCTGCCTGTTTTTTATGAGTCTTTGAGGCTTTCTCTAGACCCTTAATAACCTTGTTTACTTTGCGTACCATTACGCTACCTCTTCCCAGTTAGGTGTTTGACTATCATCTACTGAAGTCCATGACGGGGTTTGACTTGAGTTAATGGTGGACCAGCTAGGCGTTTGACTGTCATCTATGAGACTCCACGCTGGTGTTTGCGAGTCGTCTATGTTTTGCCAGTTGGCATCTTGGCCCGGAATAATTTTGTTCCATATCAACACTGAGTTAGTGTTTGCTGTTAACTGTATCCCGTTGACTGATACAACAGCCCCGCCAGTAACAGTGACAGAGCCAATAGTTACGGTTGCCTCTTGACCTGTGACAGAAAAGAGCGCATCGCCAGAAACAGAAACACTGCCCACCGACGACGCGGCAGACTGGCCTGTAGGACTAACAACTGCCTGACCACTAACAGTTACATCGCTAGTAGATACTGTTGCCGACTGACCTGTGACCGATACGGTAACGCCCGAACCTTCAACAACAGATACTGAGCCGACTGCACTAGTTGCAGATATTCCTGTAACAGAGGTATTTGCACCTGCAATAACAGTGACTGAGCCAACCGCACTTGTTCCCGCTTGGCCTGTAACCTCGACTGGGATCTCTTCATTCCAAGCACCCTGACCCCAAGTGCCTCTGCCCCAGCCATTAACAATCGCCATGTTTATGCGATACGGATAATAGCGTTACTTGCGTCGGCAGTAGGGAACTGGATTGTGAAGTCACCTGCGGTCGATGTTTTATCGCCACCAAAATCTAGAATTAAGACCGCACGATTTGCAGATCCCGCCGTTGTAGACGCGTTATATATCATTGCCCCACGAGCCGTGATGGACGAGCTAGAAAACGTAAGGTCTGCGAAGTCGGTCAAGGCAGTGGTGCTTGATGTGGTCGGCGTAACATTTGTTAGCGTGCCGCCCCCGGACGAATAGCCTGTTCCACTGACTTCGTTGCTAGTGGTAAACGCTGTGGTAGATGCGTCCAAAGATGCAGAGCTAGTGTATAGCGCTAACTTAAATGTGTTACCACTTCCTGTAGAAGTTGTTGTGCCGCCACCAGAACCATTCGTTAGGTTATGAATGCCTTGGAGCAGTTCTTGCTTGAAACTCGTACATATAGCTTGAGTGATCGACATTAGATTTTCCTCAGAATTTCTGCAACATCCACATAACCATTACGCTCTAGCTCAGCAATGGTGTCGGTTTTGCTACTTTTAATAGCCTCTTCCATGTAGACCTTAACTACATGACGGATGTTTTCTTTATAGGCTTTCGCCTGTTCAACAATCTCTGGATGATTTTTTTCACCCACAGAAATAATTTTTTCAGTTGCTCTGTCTGCCCAGTGATCAACAGTCAAACCCCCGTTCTCTGTCGTAACAACGTGTACAGTGCCTGCTTGTGCAATGCTCATCTCAAACATTATTACCTCGGTGCTCTTACCGTACCGGAACGATAGCTGTCAGTTGTGCTGTATCCCTCTCCCAAGGACTTAAGCTTTCCTAATGCGTCCTCATATCTTGTTGCATACAACTGCATTAGATCAGGATCTCCTTTTAAAAAAGTATATGCCTCAAGCAAACATCCATATAGCAATGAGCTTTCTGCGTTACTGCCTAACCAACTAGTGCCACTAGCGGCTGTGGTAATAGACTCGGGTCTATAAAAATAATGCAACTCTACTGTGAAACCGGAGTTTGGTGTTGGACCAACGATGAATGTCTCATCATCGAACAAAGCATAGTATTTAGGAACGCCAGTCGTGGAGGCGCTTGGATACGCTTCTCTAACAAAATTAACGTCTTTAAATATTAAGTACTCATACCCACTGTTATCAACAGCAAGAGAGTAAGGAGCTAAGAAGTCTGTTGGTGTGGACAAGTATTGATTGCTTGCTGTCATTGTCCCTGTGCGATTAATTCGAAAGTCAGGCAGTTGCACAGACTTTAATATACGGTCTTCTGCCTGCTTAATTATTACGTCAAGATTATTTACGAATGTGGTTTCTGTCGTTTGTAGATAATCCTGTATCGCTGTTTTTAAGGTTGTTAATGTAAAAGCCATTACGTCACCACCGTCACATGGCCCACCTGAGCCTCTATATCCAACCCTACAGTTCTGCTACCTAACTCTGTGATGCCGCCTCCCACAGGGTTAAATGAAAACATCTGACGACTTTCTGCTTCTGCTCGATCAGGACGCGGATCACGTAGCGCTTGCGGGTCATTCGTACGAATACGACCAAGTTGCAACTGAGGCTGATCCGGGTCAAGAACATCTTTTCCCACCAATAGTCCTGTAGGACGCTGATTGACAATCAAAGGAACTAAGTCTTTTTTTGGATATCTAAATCCTGTTAGATCGCAAAATCCGAAAGCATACTTACCTTCTGCGTAACTCAAAACTGATACCCTCCGGGAACAACATATAAAGACGCTTTTTCCCGCGCAGAATCTGCCGCCAAATTCCACTGCTCGTCATAGTCCGCCTTTAACAGCGGAGCACGATCTGATGCCGCTGGATATTTAATAGCTAACTTATAAGCAAGCCCAGCAACAAAGCACGGCAAAAACCTAGCTGGCATATCCATGTTGTTCGAGGCTGGCTTTCCAGAGTCTTCTATTCTTTCCATGTAGTAGTAGCCGAACGTATATGTTTCTTGGCTATCTGGCACAGGCCACAAGTTAACTGCTATGCCATCGGTTGTTTGCTCTACAAAAAACTCAAGAGGCTTTGATTGAGTTAGCTTGTTAGATAGATGAGCATACTGACTCACTGAGATGCGGGTCATTGCCTGATCAAACTGACTATCAGTGTCTCCTGCATCAGTACGCAGATACGCTTCTATGATGTCAAAAATTTTACCATCCAGCGCATAGCGTGATGTGCCTGCCGTCAAAGCCTGAGTGCCTTCTTTGACAGTCCACAGATTAAGACCACGGTTTTGCCACTCTAGCATCAACAGGTCTATGCTTCTACGCGCCGTTCGATAGTCGTAGCCACTGCGAAGTTCTAGTCCTGCACGCTCAAATGCCTCTTCTATCGAGTCACTAAGATCAAGATTAAATGCAAATGTGCCACTGGTTGCCATTAGGGTCTCCTAGCCTTTCGCTTTTTCCTGCTTACCCCAGCCTCACTCAGTGCGATAGCTATGGCCTGTTTCTTGTTCTTAACCTTCTTTCCTGAGCCGCCCGACTTTAGCTTGCCCTGCTTAAATTCTTTCATAACCTTCTTCACCTTAGCCTGCTTTTTTCTTTTGGCTGGTGAACTGCTAATCTGCTTTTTCATTTGCGCTCTGCTGATCGGCATTACTTTTTACCAAACTTCTGCTTTTGTGATTTAGGTGGACTCTTCTTGCTTCCGCCGGGTCCACTCCAAAAAGTCTTATTAGCCCAGTAAGCCGCGCTCGTTGGACCTTTTGCTATGTTCTTTGCATGTCTAGCTTTGAAACTTTTACGAGCTTCCTTTGAATAGTTGTGGCCCATCTTCTGATCACCAAAGCGTATGACCTTTACTTTTTTACCATCCCTTACCGCCACCACTGCTTTTTTTGTGGGGTGCTTTGGCGTTCTTTTAACTTTATTTAAACCAGTCAGCCCGACCTTTTTAAGCCTGTTCTTCTCAGCATCAGTCAAACTCATTTGCGATGCCTCGCTGTTTTCTTGGCTATCTTTTTGGGCTGTTTGGAGTGTTGCTTGCCTTTCTTTGTGTCGGCTCGCTTTTTGCGACTAGTTGCCGCGTACTCCTTATCCGTTAGCGCTTGCCTTGCTTTTCTGGGTAGATATCTTTCGCCTGTCGCTTTTTTGCCTTGCGTAGATGGCTTGCCAGACTTTGTTCCCCAGTCTTGCTTGGTCCAGTTCTTTAATGACTTCTGTGATTTTTTAAGAGCCATTATTTACCTCTTTGCTTTCGGATTGCTTCTTTGCCCTTTCTGGCAATTTCTGCTTGCTTGGGCTTGTTAGCAAACTTAGCCCTTTGCTCGAGCACTGTTAATATTTGTATCTTTCTTGCAAAAGGCTTCCGTATCTTCTTTACCTTAGCCACCGTATCTCTTGCATCTTTAACGGTTGCGTACTTAATAGATACAGTATCTTTAGGATTCTCATCGGTGTACAGCCGACGACCACTGCCCTTAGGCTTTTTGCCTGTCCCTACTTTCGGATCTTTCTTAGGCATAGTCTAGGTTTGAGGCTAATTTTTATAGCCGCCTCCAGACGCTTTATACTTTTTAGCCAGCATCTGCGCTTTACGCGCAGACCACTGGCCGGGTTTACCGCCCTTACCGCCAGCCTTGATTTGATTGAACAACCGCTTTCGTAAGGTAGGCTTTGTGTAATTACCTGCCTTATTGACGGTTGATTTTTTCTTAGCTGGCTTCTTGGCTTTAGTCATAGTTTTTCTTCACCTGTAAAATGACGTTGTACACATCACCGCTAGAATGTCCGACTGTCGTGAAAAGAATGTCACCCGTTTTACCAGAACCCGCATTGTTGGGTATGCCAGTGAATCGAGTGAAATCTATTGTCCTTGCATCATCTGCCTTTAGCTCCCACGCTAAAACATTAGTAGAGGCGTCAAAAAATATCTTAACGCCCATACCTATGGTGGAATACCAGATGCACTGCAAAGTTACACTAGAGCAGGCTTTGCCAGTAACAGGGTCTGCGTTGAGACCTGACACATCAATCTTATTGACAGCCGATTCTCCAGAGCCGTCAGACACATTGGTGAATCGGAAGATGGCTGTTTTGCCATCCTCCTGTATGGTTTGAGTAGCTACTGCATCAGCCATGACTGCCTCCTATTTATTGATCGGCAAATGCAGGTGCAGTAGTGCTCGTGACATTTCCGAAGATTTGATAATTCGTAGTGTTCAATCCAACGATAGTTACGTCAAACCCAGCAGGAACATTTAACTGAATACTGCTATTAGAATTACCATCAGAGAATACGGAGCTTACTTCGTTGCCGTCTGTATCTAAAAACGTAACGCCGCCGATATAAAAGTTTGTGTTACCGGGAGTAACAATAAGCGCGTCCGTTGCATCCGCCGCACCGCCTGCATAAACAAACCTAAACATTGACCCTGCAATAGGTGCGGGAAGTGTGTAGGTGTTGTCTTGGCCGCCATCGGGGACAAGCAAGACTCTGCCGCTATGCGTTGCGTTAGTTAGGGTTACGCTACTATCAGCGAGACTTACAGGTCCATCACCAAGCGTTGATACCTCAGTAATAACACCTGTTGTGCTGTTCTTGCTAACTGTTTTAAAAGTGCTTTCAGAGCGTACCGCTCCACTAAAAGTTGTATTAGCCATGTCAATCTCCTGTCGTGGCAAGTGTCAGTGTTCTACGTGGAACATCTGTCAGGAAAAAAGTAAGGGGGCCGAAGCCCCCCACGTTGTTAGAAATTATGAGGTTCCGGGAGAACCGTAAATTCCTAATGGATCGGATACTCCGAAAGAATAACGCTCACGAGATTTATATCTCACGTTACCTGTATCAAAGTCTCCGTCCATTGAAGTTTCCAGAGCAGTACGCTGGAAGTGCTTCATGCCGTTTGGCACATCAGTAATGATGAAGAACGCATTGCTGTCAGTCAGATAGTGATTGACTGAGTAACCTTCGGGGATTGCACCCATGTTACGAATTGCGTTGATATCATTATCCGCAGTACCAACACGCTGAGTTGTTTCTAGCAAACGGTTTGCCGT